AAGACGCTGCAAATGACATCGCCAAGATGCTCAATAAAAGAGCCCCTACCAAGAAGCCAAGCAAGAAGGCCAAGTAATTGGCAGTAGGTGGGCTGCTTAACGTAGGCCGGTCTGCAGTACCAGCAGCTGTTGGCGCTGGACTGCTTGCTGCGCCTGAAGATGCGGAGGCGGGCATTCTCACAGCCTCATTGTCTCCAGTGCTTCGTGAGTCTCTCACCAAAGTGTTACGCGGCGAAGAAGTCAGCAAGCGTAACTTAAACGCAGTCAACAAATACCTAGCGGACATAGCGGTAGACCCTACGGCATTTGGCCGACGAGAGCGTATGCGCATGACGCCTGGCGCGTCGCAAGACGTGGAAGTTCTGCGGCGCGAAATCATTACGCCAGAAGACATGCAGGGCGAAATTTTGGTGCCCATACAAGGCGACGCCAGTATTGCTGGCGGTTTGTTGGATAACGTAGAAGGCGTGCCCTTGGATGCGGTTGTTCCACTGCAGGGCGGCCCTAATTACGGGCTGATGAATGCCTACGCAAGACAAGATCCTCTCGGCTGGGCGTCCATGCGTGATGCAGCCCAAGCCAAGCAAAACCAAATAACTAGGGCTGGTCTGTTAGGCGACGACGTGCGCGGCGTGTATGCGCGCATGGGCGATCTTGCAATGGACTTCAACACAATGGTCGCCGAGGCGATGGTGCGCCAGCTGCCTGCTCTGCAGCTGCCTAAAAAAGAGCTCGCAAAATTCAACAGGGTCATTCGCAAGTCAGTACCTGATTTCGCTGGAGTTGAGACGCCAGAGGGATTGGCGCAGCTGAAAGGCCAGATCGCCGCTAGCAAAAAGAATGGTGACGTTATGTCGTCAAACGATTTGCGCAAGCTGGTTGTTGGCGAAATGAAAAAGAAAGAGTACGGCAACAAAGGCTTCCCAGATTACGAAGACACAGTGCGGGCAATCACGGAGCCACAACTTCGCGGGCTTGAAAGAGGCGACAGTGGCTTCAGCACAATAAAAGCTATGCCCGGAGCGCCGCTGCTCGATAACGCTTATCACGACACATACTCGCACGGCATACCTGGCATCTATGCCGGCGGGCTCGAAGAAAGTGTGCCGTTGCAAATTATGTTCCCTGATTTGTTCAGAGCGACTGCCGACAAAGTGATTACGAAAGAAGGCTCTAAGCGGTTTGGCGAGCCTCTCAACGCGCAAGAGCGTGTTGGCGCTGTATTGATGGGCGGCGACTCGCAGAAGGCTGATCAGCAGTGGCTAGACGGCGTTATGAAGTACCTGGAAGACAAAAAGAAGATGGGCCGTGCTGCAGCAATTGCAGCAGCGACGTCCTCTGGCAATGCGTTGGCAATACCGCCGCAAGATAGAGAAATACAAAACGAGATTGATGCCCGCCGGGCAGGCGGTAGAAAGTAGCGAGCGACTCGCAGAAGAGGCCCAAAGTCAGGCGTTGCCAAGGGCGGCAGAAGCTGGCCAAGGTTTCGTATCAGGCTTGCTGAGCGGCTTAGATACATTGGCGCAGAGTGCTGCGCTGCCTGACCCGATTGCAGCAATCAACAATCCGCAAGCGTATGTAGATCGCATTGACGCATACCAAGCAAATCAGCAGTTACCGCCGACTCAAAACCCAAACTCAATGATGAGCACGCCAGTGATGCGCGGCTTGCTAGACCAGCAGTACATGGCAGACCCAGCAGAGCGCGCAGCCTTTCGCGCGCCTTTTGAGGTATTCGGCGGCTTACTGGCACCAGGAATATAACGATGGCCGAACTATACGACGACGACGAATTCATCGAAGAAGACATGGGCATGGACGCGGAAGAGGTGCAAGCCGCCATCACGCTCGCCATCGAAGATGCCGTCGATTTCATCGATAACACAATCTCGCCCCAGCGCGCAGTCGCAGCGGAATATTACGCAGGAGAGCCACTGGGCAACGAAGAAGAGGGCCGTAGCACTGCGCAAACGATGGACGTGCGCGACACTGTCCAGGCGATGCTGCCGTCTCTTATGCGCATTTTCTGTGGCTCTGATCACGTTGTGGAATACGCCCCGACTGGCCCAGAAGACGTGGAGATGGCCAAGCAGGCGACTGATTATGTGAATTACATACTGAACCAAGACCAGGATCAGTCGTACATAGAGATCATTTACGCGACGATGAAAGACGCCTTGGTCAAAGGCTCTGGCTTTATCAAATACTGCTACGACGAGTCGGAAAAGACGCAGAGCTACGAGCTCGAAAACCTAGACGACGAAGCCCTGGCGGCGCTCAACAGCAACCCAGACGTCGAGATCGACATGCTCAAAAGCATGACGTCGAGCGACAACCCAGAAGCTATGCACTCGGTTCGCGTTACCCACCGCAAGAAGATTGGCAAGATCAAGGTTGAGTCGGTGCCCCCCGAAGAAATTGTGATCAACCGCAATGCTCGCGGCCTTGAAGACGCCGACCTGGTCGCGCACCGGGCGTATCTGACCATCAGCGACATGGTCGAGCTCGGTTACGACGCCGACGAGATTGAGCAGTACGCCACCACCAGCGACACAGACTTCGAGCTCTTTAACGTTGAGGCGCGCGAGCGCTACCAGCAAAGCTCATTTGAAAACTCAGAGATGGTGCGGCGCGTTCTCTACGTTGAGGCATACGCCAAGATCGACACAGACGGTGATGGTGTTGCTGAACTTCGACGCATTTGCTGCGCTGGCCCCAACTACGAAATCCTGCGCAATGAGCCGACTGACATGGTGCCGTTTGCGTTCTTTTGCCCAGACCCAGAGCCGCACGCGATGTTTGGTATGTCTATCGCCGACCTGACGATGGACATACAGCGCATCAAGACCGCCGTGCTGCGAGCAAGCCTTGATAGTTTGGCGATGAGCACGCACCCGCGTGTCGGCATTGTCGAAGGCCAAGCGAGCCTAGAAGACGTGATGAATAACGAGGCTGGCGGCGTGATTCGTATGCGTCAGCCTGGCGCCGTTGTGCCGTTTAACTTGCCCTTTGTTGGCAAAGAAGCCTTCCCGATGCTCGATTACCTCGACCAGATGCGTGAGAACCGCACCGGCGTGAGCAAGGCAGCTGATGGCCTAGACCCAAGCGCACTGCAAAGCAGCACGCTTATGGCCGTGCAGCAGACGATTGGCGCCGCTCAGCAGCGCACCGAGATGATTGCCAGGTTGTTCGCCGATGGCGGCATGACGCGGCTGTATAAGGGTTTGCTGCAGCTGATCATCAAGCACATGGACAAGCCGCGCATGATCAGGCTGCGCAACACGTTTGTGCCTATGAGCCCCGATCGCTGGAATGCCGACATGGACGTTGTCAGCAATGTGGCGCTAGGCAAGGGCGGCGACGTTGAGCGTATGCAGATGCTGCAGCAGATCGCCGACAAGCAAGAGCAGCTATTGCAGCAACTTGGTCCAGAGAACCCATTGGTCAGCGTTGAGAACTATTACCAGACGCTGGTGCAGATACTCGAAGTATCTGGCTTCAAAGACCCGCAGCGGTTCTTCAAAGACCCAAGCCAGCAGCCGCCAACACCACCAGCGCCACAGGAGCCACCTATAGAGGCGCAGCTGATCCAAGTCCAGATGGCTGAGATCAACGCAAATATAGAAAAGAAAAAAGCAGAGCTAGAGCTCGAACGCGAAAAGATGATTCGTGAAGACGACCGCAGGCGTGACGAGAGTGAGGCCAACTTGGTGCTCAAGGCAGCGGAGATGAACGCCCGGTATGGCGCGCAGGTCGATGTGGCGTCAATACGCGCTAACGCCGATCGCGACCGCGAGCTCGTAAGGCAGCTGGCTGCACAACAACAGGTGCCGAATGCCCCTGTCGCATAACTCTTTACTCAACATACAGCGCTTGGCAGACGACGAAGACTTTGCCGAGCTCATCGAAATGCTAAGGCTCGATTTCTTCGAGCAATGGTGCAAGGAACGTGACCCCGTCATGCGGGAGCGCTTACATCAAAAACAGGAAGCTCTCGACGATATCGTTGTGCGGATGCGCGCAGCAGCCGACGAGATTGCTTTCGCAAAACAGCGGAATAACTGATGAGTGATAAAATAAGTAATGAACAAACCCCATATGTGGGGGGCACCTTGGGCGACGCCCAGGCTGCTATCGCTAAATTGATGGAACCCGAAGGGCAAGCCGAAGATTCAAGCGACGTTGACGAGTCCCTAGAGGGGGGCGAGGCACTTGAGGGTGCTGAGTTTGAAGAATCCGAAGAGGACTTCGACTCAGACGAAGAAGATGCCGAAGACCTGGATGACGACTACGACGAGGACGAGGGCGAACAAGAGCAAGCTGAAACATTCACCGTAAAGATAAACGGTGAAAACGTAGAGGTTAGCCTTGATGAGCTTCAGAACGGTTACTCGCGCCAGGCCGACTACACCAAGAAGAGCCAGACATTAGCGGAAGAGCGTAAAGCCTTCCAACAAGACCGAGACGCGGTTCTTCTTGAGCGGACACAGTATTCCCAGTTACTGGGAGCTTTGCAGCAGCAGCTACAGGCTTTTGACGAGCCAGCCCCGGACTTCGATCGTATGTATGAGGAAGATCCGATTGAGGCAAGTCGCCTAGAGCGACAGTACCGACAGCGGACTGAGCAGCGAGCGCAAAAAATGCAGGCCATTGCAATCGAGCAGCAGCGTGTGAATGACGCTAACGCTCAAGAGCAACAGGAGCAAATGCGCGGGCTAATTACTCAGGAAGCAGCCCGACTGCCTGACGTCATCCCAGAGTGGAAAGACGAGAAGGTGGCCGCGAAAGAACGCGAAGAGCTCAAGAGCTACTTGCTCGAAAGCGGCGTTGCGGAAGAAGAGCTTGGCGCACTTGTGCGCGCTAGCCATATCGCAGTTTTGCGAAAGGCGATGCTCTTTGACAAAGGCCAGAGCCGGGTGCGTAAAGCACGCAAGGCTGGTCAATCGGGCAAGACAGTCAGGTCAGGATCTCGTCAACAGCAGGTAAAGCCAAGCGCTCGCAAAACTAAAGCCGCGTATCAACGTCTCAAAGAGCGAGGCACTGCAGAGAATGCAGCCTCATTAATTGAATCTCTTTTATGAAGGCTTTAACTAATGACCATTATTGCTAACACTTTTCTAAAGTACGACGCTAAAGGCGTGCGGGAAGATCTCTCTAATATCATCACTATGATTTCTCCAGAGACTCGACCTTTCATGTCAAACATGACCAAGAGTCGCTCAGTAACTAACACTTTCTTTGAGTGGCAGACAGATGATCTTGGCGCTAGCCAGGCGAACCATCATCTCGAGGGTGATGAAGTTTCGTTTACCGCAGTAACCCCAACAGTTAGGTTGGGCAACTACACGCAAAT